ATTCCCCATTGCTTCTTAATCAGAGCAGTTACATATTTTTTGAGGAATGAATCGTTGTATACTTGAGTATTTTGAGTAGGATCTAAAACTCTGTAACACTCAATGACAATATAATCACCCACACTCAGAGATCCCCAGTCTATATCAATGAATAGTTTATCTTGTCTTTTATTAAATCTAAACTGCTTCATTGTACTGATAGCGAAATCAAGATCTTCCAGATAACGCTTGGTCATTGTATATGTCAGAAGTTCAGTTGATCCCCAATAGTAGATATCATTCAAAAACAACTGATACTTCACACTAAACATATTGTTGGTAATACTATTACTACCATCAAACTTAAATACTCTGTTGATTCCTATTACAGATTCTGGAATGTACAAATAGTTTGCATTTTCTTTCCAAGCAAACTGTGTTGTGACTCCAACGCTATGCTCTGTCGTGAGACCAACTAAACCAGAAGTACTAGTATTTGGTGCTCTTCCTCTGTCAATATCATCTTGAGTTATCTGATATTTTAAGAAGGTTGGATATACGCCATCAAAATGCCTTTCGTGAAAATATTGTAATGCATCATCCACAGCATCAGAGAGTTGCTCATCAGCAACATTGATCTCCAGCACTGGATAACCCAGTTGCCTCTTCGCGTAGTCAATCAGTCCTTGTCTTGTGGATGGTTGTGCCATTGTTGCAATCCCCCTATATTATCTATAATGATTTGACAATATGCTTCAATAGATTTTTTATTTCACTGACATCTGTCTTAAGATCTGATAGTTCATTTTCAATAGATTCAATTCGAGTTTTCTCAGAAATCTTTTTTTGTTTTTCAGACAAATATTTGTGATATTCATTGATATTGGTGTTTATCACTGCATGAGAAACTTCATCTCTCATGAGACTATTAAATCCTTCTACCTTAGAGTATTTCATCATCAAGCAAGAGCAATGATTCTTAAATCTCTTATTCTTGGTGGATATACTTGATCGGTAGAAGATCCGACAATCTTAATACTAAAGTACCTAAAAGATTCTAAATCATCAATCGTATACTCATAATCTCTATAGATTAACTCTTCTTGAGAAAATCCAAGAACATCTGTCTTTGGAACATTTACATCCGAAGTTCCATCACTATTAGCAACATCAATAATGCCTTCACTGTCTATGTTTGAATATCCTGGGAAAGGATAATAGAATGGTTCATCTGATGGTTCTTCTTGAAGAGCGTAGAATACTCTTACATCACTAGATTGATTAATGTATGCAGAGAAAATAACTTTGATTGCATTTGCTGGAACTTCTAACGCAATGGGTTTTGTAGCGTATACAAATGCAGATGGATCTTCTGCCAAAGTAGAAGTTCTAATGTCAGTTGCATAGTTTGAAATAGGATTATTGATCCTGTTTGATGTCAAGATAACACTTATACGATCTAAATCAACAACTGGAGATACTCTAGAATCTGAAGTAGAAAGATTCATATTCATGGTAAATGACTTATTACCAGGAAGAGTAGTTAAATCATTTGTTTCATTGACTTTTGACGCGATCATTCTTGGTGAAGTCAAATAGTTTGACTTCTTAAGACTAATATTTTCAAATCCTTGGTCAGCATAAGGAGTTTCTCCACCTGCAACAGTATGTGCAGATATAGTTCTGATTGAAGACTCAATGGCAGTTCCTCTAACTTCCATTGATTGAACAACTGGTTTTACGATATCAAATATAATGTTTTGAGTTGCTTTTACCTGTTCGCCACCTGTAGATTTAGTTTGATTTAAGTATAGTTTGGGGAAACTAGTTCCTACACTTCTATCAATACCATTAGTTGACATATCAAGTTTTACATTATAATAGTCAAGGTCTAGTGGATTACTAACAGTTACGCTTGTTAAATCATGTTCCTTATTAATTCTTCTCAATGAGACTCCAGATAGTTCATACTTACGAACTTCTGTTCCTACATCATAAGTATATGAAAGGGTATCATCAATATTTCTAGTGATTCCTGTAAGTTGATTATTTACTACACTATCATATGAAATGATTTCGTCCCCTATGATTGCGTAACCAGGATTGGTTGATCCAACACCAACACCTTCAAATGTTCCAAATGAAGTTCCATTATCAACAGAAATAGCGATAGTAGAATCCTTAGAATACGCTGCCGTAAGTTTTGTTGGAGCAATATCTGGAAGAATATTGGACAGAACTACTGAACCGTGAGTTGCACATAATCCATGATTTCTATGATTGACTTTTATATGAAGACCATCAACCGCAGTAGTCACTGAACTTGCAGCAATACCAGTTGCAACTGTAAGAACACCATCATTTGTTGTATATTGTATTGTATTTCCAGCACCAATAGAGAAGTCTCCTTGAACTTGATCCAGAATAAGAGTATTATTGCCAAAAGTATTTGCAACAGTCAGTTGCATATTTTTACCAATGGTTGAATCCCCCAAAGATGATACTGTTACTACATCACCCTGTGCATATCCACTTCCACCAGTAACAATAGTAGCTGCTACTGCAACTCCATCAGTAATAGTGATATCAGCAGTTGCACTTTCACCATTTCCAGTTACTGTAATCAGATCAACTCCACTATGAACGATTGATCCACTGATGGTTGAATACCCAGCACCTGCATTTGTAATGGTCAGATCGCCCGTGGCAGATCCAGCAAAACCTACTAAAGTTCCAGTTGCGTTGGTATTATTTTGAGATATTGTCAATCCTGTGTTGATTCCCGTAGTGCCAGGAGCAAAATCACCACTTATAGTTGTTCCTAAACCAACTCTGATTTGTTTTGTTTTGGTAGTTAGAGGATCTCTGACAAGAGTTGCAATCTCCTCATTACCTTCACTGAGATTTGGATTATAGAAATTAATATTACCATTTCCAACAAACTCTGCTCTGCGAAGAGTAAACTTTAGATCTTCGTAAGCACTTTCAATCCACTCTCCTCCGTTTTGGGACTTGAACAAATTACCAGAGAGTGGAGTTTGTGATACAAAAACTTCTCTAGATTCCTCACCAGAACTTAAAGCAATATCAATTTCCCCAAGTCTTGAAGTCCACACTCTATAGTTGTTTGAGTTTGAAACAACACAGAGTGCATGAAACTGCTTGCCAGGCAAATAAACTGGTGATGGAAAAGTAACTTTAGTAGCTACAGATGCATCATCTGAGGTGTTTACTTGTCCTGGTTCCAGAACAACTTCACCAAAAGGTATTACTTCAGATGAAGGTTTGCCTAAGACCATAGGTCTCAGTTGAATAGTAACTGGAAGGGTAGTGTCCTTTGCAGAGAAAAATACATCAACTGAAGTTGCAAAAACTCCACTATCAGACTCAATGTAAAAAGACTGGGCTAAAGGATCTATAAGTTTCATTTCTTAGATATCACTTAGTAGTGTCGGTCTATCTAACCTATTTAGTAACCACTAGAACCACCACTACCAGAACCACCGCCATTATTATTGGCACCACCAAGAGTCTGAGAAATATCAGGGGTTGCTATAAATGTCGTGCTCACTTCAACAGTTTCATCATCAGAAGCAGTCAAACTTGTTGATGTTGCTGATGGACCTGTAGAAACAGAGAAGAACTCAGTTGTAACATCAACAGAACCAGGAGCAACCGTATCTGGAGATGCTGGTGAAGCACTTGGTTCTATTGTTCCGATAGAAGTTACCGTTCCTTGAATACCAGAGACAAACTGAGATGTTTGAGCACCTTGAGTTCCCTGAACACCTTGAAGTCCTGCATTAGGAGATGCTCCATCACTAATAGGTGTCTGTGATGGACTATCGTTACCTAAAGTTGTCGCAGAAACAATAGATGAATTGCCACTCTTATTAATGGAAAAATCTACAAGATTCTGAGTTTCAGATCTAACTGGACGTGTGGCAGTTAGATTTTCTTGAGTATTATTCAAGATACCAACAGAGTAGAACTTTTCTTCTGCGCTTGTAAGAGGAACGCCACTGGTTTGAGACAGAACTTTATTACTTGAAAGTTTAAAGGTTTTGACACCGCTTTCAAATGCTGGGTTTGATGTAATACTTGGATCTGGAATAAAGAGAGATCCAATGACTACACCTTTTTGATCTGTAATGAACTTAACATCCGTGATAGTTGCTTCGGCTCCACTAGTTTGACCCCTTAAAGTCATACCAGATGTTACCCAACCATAGAAGTCTCCAAGAGATTGTGCAGACAAACTGTAAGTATCAACGTTCAATATTGTAGAAGTTGCAGAATATGCTGAAGGAATAACTGCTTCTCTAGAATATGGATTTGCAGCAAAGATTTGAGTCGGCAGATTATATGGACCAAACTTATGATTTTGTTGAGCAACTCTAAACTTGATTGATGGAATGTTAGTATCAAACTTACTTCCAAACAGTCCAACAACTGTCTCTCCAACTTGGAAAGAACCAGAAATCATTTCAATTTCTATCAGTTTAGGAACCATATATCTTTGAATATCTTGCCCCTCAAAAACACCATAAACTCTTGTAAATGGTTTCATTCTTCTAGCAACAAATTCAATATTCCTAGTTCTAAGATATGGAACAATCTGAGAGCTGGCATTATCTCCGAAAAGATTCTTCAGAACCTTTCTTGCATTTTGAACAGAAGATGTACCTGTCTTATTATAGGTTTGAATATAATCATTTACAACATCATAGTTTTCAAGAATACTAGATGAATACCCATCATCTAAACCTGACCAGAACGTATCCCAAGAACCCCAAACAACAGGGTTGAATCCTGCCTGCTTATCATTGTCAGTAATACCCAACTGTTCTGGAGATTCGGTATAGTTGCTCAGATATTCATTGTTTCTAGCATTCACTGTTGTTTGATCAACCCAAACATCAGAAGATGGAGTCAACTCAATACTTCCACCATAATAAGAGGAACGAACGGGGGAAACTCTCTCTTGTCTGGTTGCATATGGTTGCTCAATCTCAGAAACTTCTGTGTAATCAAGAGTTACAAGTTGTCCAGTTTTCTTAACGTTTGAACCGAGTAAATCTGAAACAAACTCAGTATCAACAAAAGGATCTGCAGCACCATTAATGCCTATAGTAGAAGTGCTTCCAAGAAGAAGATCAACTTCAGTGGTATAAGGAGCAGGTCTTAACTCACTATTGACAACATCAATACTATTCTTTACAATAGTTTCTTTTCTTTGTGCTTTTGTTGAGGAGAAATCATCAACAAAGAAACCAGACTTAAATCTTACAAGACCATTTTTATCTTTAATGGGAAGATTAGCAGTATCAACCTCAAGAAGTGATAATGCAGTAAAGAGTTCAAGATTGCTTAATCTCTTCTCAAGTTTATTGATATCAGACATCTTATATCTCTTATACTCAAAGACATTAATGTCCGCGTCATCAATATTATAGAGATATGCTGGGAGAGATACTCTTGCAACTTCTATTGCGTCATCGACAGCACTTGGTAGCTGAGGACTTTCTGCGGCGGTGCCACGATTTAACTGGAATACGCCATCTTTGGTTAAGAACAGTCTGTCTACTCTAGGAAGATAATATGAATATCCAATATTGATCTGTTCATCACCTGCTAAAATATTAGGAACAGAGTTTCCAGTAGCATTGACAGATCTACCTCTAAACTCAAATGGAGATAAATCTCCAGTTGTAACAAGACCTACTGTAGATGTTCTTGGTCTGATATCAAGAATGTCTGAGTTTGGAATTCCATTTACTCTAGTGATATTGCCGTAATCAAACTCATTATAACTGTTGACTGTTATAATATCACCAGCGTCTGAAGAACTAAACTCAGCGGTTTCAAATACAACTTTCAACTTTCTTGTTGGTGCTGATTTGAGATCCTTTCTTACAATTCTTCCATAATCATAAATCGTAGATCTTTGACCATTGTCAAGAGTATAGTTTCTGGTGATATTATTATCACCTCTATTAGTAATCTCTGCAGTTGCTAGGACGCCAGTTTCTTTGAACTTTAAGGTTTCTCCTTCTTGGAAAAGTTCTTGATTAAGTAGAATATATCCAATCTTACTATCAGATAACTTTTCGCAATAGATACCTATAGCACCACTACTCTGTCCTTCAAACTCCTCACCAATATGAAGATCGGTAGTTTTTGCATTAACACCACTGATTCCAGTTAGATTGATAGAGGGAAGATCTGCAAACTCAGTATCATCAGATTCAAAGACACCCCAGAGTTTAGTGACATCTGGTTTTAATAAACAGATATCCTTATCTTGTACTCTAGTTCCATATGGATATGTCCCATATGCAAGAGCATCATTAAGAGTGGTTGTGCCAACTCCAGATGCTGCATTTGATGAGAAAGTAAGATTCAAAACATTGATCTTCTTTCTATTTTTTTGTTTTGCTGTAACTGATGACTTCGTGAGTGTTGCAATCAAAGTTGCACCACCATCAGTATTTGCTAAACCTTCAATCTTTAAAGTTGTATTTGCAGAGTTGAAAATAAACTTATCAGCCGTCAACTCCTCTACAGATCCATCATTACGCATGAGGATATATCTTTCTTCATCAAATGGTAAGAAGGTTTCGCCTGCATTGGTTTGAATGGTGTTAGTCTCGTTACTAACAACAGTAACTGAATATTTTTTCCTAATGATAATAGAAGTGTTGGCAGTATCTACATTAGAAATATTCTTCTTGGGCAATACTGTGTAGAGAGTATTATCAGTTGAAGACTGGAATGATGAAGATAATATTCTGAAATCACTTGGAGAAATTGCATTTGTGGGTAAAGCACCATCACAAATACCAGAAACAGTTGTTACACCAGCAATAGTTAAAGATGACCTGGAAACACTATTGACTCTAGCAAGACTTACTGTAGAATATCCAACATTAGTAAATGCTACGGTGCTTCCAAGAGTTGCAATACCCACAAAGTTGACATCAGCAGAAGTTACAGTACTAACTCCACCAGATGCAGCTGTGATACTTACAAATCCTACAGTAGTTGCAGTGCGTTGTTTAATGTCGGCATTAAATGTACCTCCTACTCCAACAGTAGCAAATATAGATTTTACTTGCTCTGTTCCATATGCAGTGGTTGCAACAGAAACTCTAGAGTTATCTACACCATCAAAGATAAACTCTTCACCATCTCTGAACTTTCCTTTAGTATTATACACTGTGAGGAGTCTTCCTCCGTTTACAGCATATCTTAAAAATCCAGTTGCACCACTAGATTTTCCTCTTACATGAGTAGGAACGGCAAGAGTTATGCTCTGATTTAGTGTTATCTCAGTATATGTTTGAATGTCATACAATGAAATATCATATTCATTAGTATCTGGATTAGTAGTATCATAAGATCCACTTTCCAATGCAAAGTCATAAACTCTAGCGAGTCCAATTTCCCTTCCAGCAGAAGCAATTCCAGATGTTCCCTTACGGGATTCCATCAAATGAACAACAAAGTCTGTTCCAATACCGATTTCTGGAGATCCATGAACTCTATTAAGAGTGTATGTTGGACCAGTTACATAGTTTGTTCTTTGGTTAATAACTGATTTTGTAGTTCTTGGTTTGGGAAAATCTACAAAAGCAGAACTAATAGTTTCTACAGAATAACCTTTTACAACTGCTTTAGTTGGAGAAATCTGATATGTTCCCAGATCATCACTTGGATTATTGTTATTATAAGTTACCTCTCCTGCATTAAAAATGCCACCATTTCCCTTGAGATCATTGAGAGTCTCTTTTGAAATGACAGTTGGTTGAGTAATATAGTAATCACCAGATTCATTAAAAGTTCTCTTTGCTAATTCGTCACCAAGAATATTGTATTGAGGATCTTGGATTAAAGATCTTAAAATACCATCTCTTACTTCTAATAACTCTACGAAGTTTTCTACGTCATTTTGACCGAGATCTACCTTGACAAGATCTGCAGTGATTTTTAATCTATCCGCTCCTGGAGCAGCGTAGTTATTGAATCCCTTTGCGTTATCTACAAGAGTTTCGTCTTCATTAGAGTCTATAACTTCTTCAGTTATCTGAAAACCAACTCTATAACTAGAAGTATTGCTATACTGATCAAGGACTAAAGTTTGCTCAGGAACAGTTACAAAATAACCTCTTAAGAAATATACCCCTTCATTCAAGTATACTGCAGAACCAACTGAGTTTGTATTAACAGGAATAGTTACTGCAAATCCAGATCCAGGTTGGACAATAACACTTTTACCTGCATCAATTTCATTAGCTCCAAATAAACCCTCCTCTAAAAGAAGGACTTCATCATTTGCGAAAGATTGATATGAAGAAGTAAGATAATCAGAGTCTAAGAAGTTTACATATAAGGTATTATTGCCTCTCTCAGACTCTGTAGATGGCAATACTGAAAGGATTGTTGCTCTAACGCCAGTATTTTCTCCTCTTATTGTTTTACCAACAAGAGAGTTGAGATATGATAAAATATTAATACCAAGATACTCAGATTGAACTTCTACTGCATAGTAGTTGTCAATATAACTGATCTGACCAGGGATTACAACAGATCCCTCTTTAAAAACATGGTTACCAAACTGCTCTATCTGATTCTGAAGAATTGACTGGAGACCAGTTAGCTCTCTCGCCTGAACAGGATACCCAGGTTTGAATAGAACCTTGTAGTATTCTTTATCTTTATTGAAATCGTCAAAATATGGCGATACGTTGAGGTTGAGTTCCTGTGGCATAATTCGTTAGAATTGCAATACTATTTTTATGTCTTCTCTTTGGTTTTGAGATCTGGTAATCGCAGGTCTATGATCTACATAAAGAATGTTTCCAGTGTGCTTTTGAACCTCTGGATTCGCCAGACCACTTGTAAACTCTTGACCCAAGTTGTATGTTTTATTATTTAGTGACAGTGTAGAACCAGTAAGTGCAGTATCAATACCAACACCTGCAGTGTCACCTGCTTTGATGATTTGAATAGATCCGCCACTAGATGGAGTTGCTGTAAACTTCTTCAAATCAAATCCATATGTTGGAGATGTGTTTTTAGTGAACTCAAGAAGATTTGTTGTATCAGTATTAAATCCAACAAGAGTTCTATCTTGCCAATACTTCAATACTCCTGTTGTTTTATCATAAGATACAACTCTAGCAACAGCAGTAGACCCTGTTCCAATAGTTTGATAAATCACAGAGTCTGCTGGATATGTTGCGGTACTATATCCAATACCCAAACGAATAGCACCTACAGCACTTGCTTTTGACTTTGTTAAAACAGTAGTCGTTCCAAATGCTTTTGGATCTTCCACTAAACCAATTCTAGAAATCTGGTTTCCAGTAATGAAATCGGGATCTTGGGTATCATTTTCAATTCTTGAGTAAACCAATACTCGGAAAGCACCCAGTTCTCTGTAAACATCTGCCCCATGACCACCTTGTGGCGGAATAATCACATCAAACACTGGAGAAGTAGTTCCCGATGGAACACCACCAGCATTTGTGTCTATAGTTCCATATGAATAACCAGAACCACCATTAGAGACAGTAACAGACTCTACTTTTGAATCGTTATTAACTACAATAGTACACTCTGCACCAGATCCATCACCCCTGATAGGAACTTTAGTGTATGTTGTGTTAGCAGTTCCAATACCAACACCACGGTTCTTGATGGTACAAATCTTGATTTGTCCACTAGTGCCAGCATTCTCCCTAACAGACGCTACATTATTACCACAAGTGTCTGTTGAGGTTTCAGTATCCCAGTTTTTTGGAACTGGCATAAAGTTAATAGTATCAAACTTTGCAATATCACTTGGTTTGATAGTATAAAGATACTTCCAGATATAACCGTCACCACTTGAACCAGCTGCCCTTGGTTCTAAGTCTGTGAATGTTGGTTCATCAAGAGAAGGTCTCCCATTTGGATTTTCTGGGTTAGTACCATTTTGTAAGCAAATATAAACTCTAAAGTCACTATTTACAACATAGTAGTTTGCAGAGTAAATACTGAGTGCTTGAGATGGTTTGGATGGGTGATCTCTAGTTATATCATGACGATACATGTCATAAGTATTTCCAGAGACCCACTCAATCTTTCTGACCACCTGTCTAACATCACCAGGTATGATCTTTTTGAGGGCGATCATAGTGTCCCAATAAGAGTTTTCCTGATCTTCAGCATCCTTAGGAGCAGGAGGAGTTGTGTCCCAATCTGAATACAACTCTTGTGGGTGTGGTAAACCAACAAACGCATAATATGAGTTTTTATCAGATGATGCCAAAGAAACAAAGTTCTTGGCATTCAAAATCCTCAGTTGGTCAGTTATAATGGCAGCCATTTCTTATAGGTTTTTTACTTATTTATCAAAGATAGTTAATAGTCTTGAGTGGATTCTTTCTTCTAATGAATGGTGAAGAAGAGAGACCGACATAACCTTCTGTAGAATATCCAACAAAATCTCTAGTTGAAGTTCTTGGTATAATGTCAATCTTACCCCAACTGTAGTCGCCATAGAATCTTCCATTATAACTTCCAGGGTGGATCTGGGATTCAATACCATTGAAATCTTCAACTCGAACCGTGATTCTGGATGGAACCGCATCGCCAATGATTGCTCTTGCAGAATCATTAACAATAAGAGCAGTTCTTGCAATATCATCAATAGTGATTGTAACTCCATTCAAGATTTTTGCAGTAGATGTTGCAGAAACCTCTACAGGACTATCAATAGTTTCTGTTATACTAAATGTGAATGGTGAACCAGTGATAATAGTTCCATCTGGGTCATTTGGACCAACAACAACAGGACTATCAAACATTTCAAAGTCAATAGTGACATAGCGAGTTTCTTCAATTAGAGTTCCTGCAAGTTCAGATCCATATTCAGCATTAGCAACTTGATAGATTCCATCAAAGAATGTTGATCCATAACTAATCGTAGATCCATCAGCATATCTAAGAGCTGTTACTCCAAGACCCAAGTTGGTATTACTAATGGCAAAGTAATCTCCAACTTCGATTCTAGTTTCACTTATTGCAGTTCCAACATAAACTGGATCTCTAAGGAAAGAATCCTCTTCAATATCAAGATTAAGAACTAAACCTTTAACTCCTGTTGTTGCAGTTCCAACGACAGTTGTTGTGGCAATACCAACAATAATACCGAAATCACCTTTGTATCCCTTACCAAGTAGATCTTCTTTGTGTGCATCTGGTTCAGATATCATTACCAAAGGAACATTGGTAAAGGTATATCCATAACCAGGATTAGTAATAGTGAAACTTGTCACCATTCCATTACTAATATTAGCAGTTGCTTCTGCTCTTCCAGTTGTACCGATTCCTGTTGGAAGAGATATTGATACATCTGGTGCAGCAAGATATCCAGCACCACCAGCGCCAGTGGTTCCGAGTCCAGTGACTGGATCCGTGAGGACAATGGATGAGATTGTGCCAGCAGCGGAAACTACAGCAGTTGCAGCAGCAGCACAAACTGAATCTTGAGACATAATCTCAAGAGAGTTTTTAATCTTTCCTTGAGCATTTTCTTTGGTGCTATCAAAGAATGTCTTAACACTCTCAACATAGATTGTGGTATCACCAACTCCAACATCCTGTAAGATGGCAGCTGCTGGATTTACTAATGCCTTATAGATTTCTCTATCTTTTGCTACTGGTTGATCATTGATGATCTTATCTTCAGTCTGACGGCACCACTGCAGTGCTCTCTCATAAGAAAGATCTGTAGAGATTCCAGGACCAGGATAAACATTAGTTTCTAAAGTATCAGTTGCTGTAATATCTACAACGAGTCTTGGATCTTCGTCATATACAGGATAATCATCATACAGTTCAACAGTATCACCAACCTTGATTGTTTCAAGTATATCAACTAAAACAACATCAATGTCTTTAGATCCTCTATAGAACATGATCTTGACTTGATCACCGTTATATGGAGAAGACGCATCATATCCAAGAGGAGCTTCAGTGAGTGTAATGGTGGATCCACCATTAAAGATATAACCTTCTCCAGGAACTTGAAGAATATCATTGATAAAGACAAGAAGTGCTGCTTGAACGTCAATTTGAGATCCTGCTCTAGCGCGGATAGATGTTCTGACACCATTAAAGACTAATGGGAACTCAGTTCTATATCCATTAAAGAGAGTGCTTATATCATCAAATCTCTGGAAGTTTCCAGGTGACCATCCACTGAACTCATCTTTATATGTCTTTTGTACAGTGAGTGTAAACTCAATATGCTCAAAACTACTGTCACGAGGTATGCTACTAATACCACTTCTTGGGATAGTAAGAATATCTCCTTCTTTATATCCAAATCCATAGTTCACAACATTGAAATCAACTACTGTAGATCCTTGTCCTACAGTTATATCAACAACTAAACCTGTGCCAACTCCACTATTATTGGGATAGTCATTAGAATACACCAGTGGAATATTTGAATATCCTGCAGGAGAATCAAATGACAATGTTGGGGGATTAGTTGTAGCATATCCAGTTCCTGGAGAATCCAGTCTCGCACCAATAACACGACCATCAAATACAGTTGCAACACCAATAGTTGAAGATGTTCCTGTTACAGGATTGTATGCACTGACTAATACTTCAGTTTGATACCACTCTCTGTAACCAGCTCCAGTGTTACCAATAGAGATCGCTGTAATCGCCCCAGAAGACACTGTAGCGGTCGCTCCAGCACTTACAAGGGGTTGATACCCACGAGACGCTGTTGATCCAAGAGAGACTATTATACCGCCTCTGGGGATGTTATTTGTATTATTGTCATACTTGATACCAACATCAGTTCCTTGGAAGATGGCAGTGGTTATTCCAGATCCTTCAACAAGTTCATAATCACCACCAATAATAACTACATCATCTGCTCTCCTTGGTCCCTGATAAATGTCTCTAACCAGAATAATGCCATTGTCTTGAGCAACGTTTGTAACAAAGTTTCCTTCAGATTTTAATACAAAGGTAGTTGTGATGCCATTGAAATCTGTTGAGATATCATCAAATATTACATTATTAGCGTATGGTTCAATATCAGTTCCTTCTTCAGAAGTTTTTGTAAAAATTCTTCCGCTAAAGGTACTATGTGTAGTTACTCCAGTCCAGTCGCGTTGATCTACTGGTCCACTAGTTGTGCTTAATGGATATGCTCCATATGGTGCAGCAGCGAAGTGCAACTGGTTATCAAGAATATTGTAGTTGCCTACAATCTTAGTAATGTTATCTCCACTTTGGTGGGTTCCCAGTCCAGTTCCCATCCAAGGTCTATTGACAATTAAGACATTGGTAGTTCCAACGCCAACTGTCGCAACTCTCATGATTTCGTCATTGATCTTCAGAAGATCACCAGCAAAAACTGAGGTTATACCACTAAGGGTAATACGATCTGTGGTTGGTTGAACAGTCCCTACAAGACTCATCGTAATTGCAGCACCCGCAATAGGCGATTGAATCATATTATCAATAGCAATCAAACCTTTTGTATTTTGTTTGCGTGCATCAAATCTGTGAACAGTTCCAACACCAACAGAAGTAATATCTAAGACCGAAGGTGGTACTGATAATGCTTCCGATGCACTAGCAGCAACTTGAATATCAAGTTCATTCAGTTTGACAATATAAACTGTTGATGGGAGCTTGTCTGTAGAAACACCTGCAATAGTGGTGGTCGCAATACCAATAGGTTCTGGTAAAATAAAGTTATCTGCAGCAGTATAAGTAACTTCCTCACCTGTTACAAAGAAGTTTTGTGGTATTCTAAAGGTATTATCAGTAATACTTACAACACCAACTACACCTGGATCAAATTCTCTTCTAAAGATTGGAAGGGTTTTGTGAGTAAGTTCAAACGATCTCTTAACATCATTTTCAGTGCCAAAATATTCTCCAGCACCTGTCTGAATCGTACCATTATTAAAGTCTATAGTAGTCACTCCATTTAGAGGATCTACCAATCGCATTGCGTTTTGGAAGACTCTGACTTCCATATCAGAATCTGGATTTGGTTCAAATGTGATTTGAATTTCATCACCTGATCTTCTTGCGCCAAATTCGCCAAGAGTTACCATGGTGATTAGTTCACCAAACTCAGTAATATTCGTGAACTCATTATTATTAGCGACCATCAACTCAGAAACCTGAGACCAACCATTTGTAAGGTCTTCTACCGTAACAATGTAGTATCCACCGTTGTAGATTGTGGCATCATATGTTGCAACTGTATTTTCTATTGGTGAACTTGAAGATCCAATAGAAGTATAGTTAGAATCAATGATAGCAGTATTGAGAGTCGTTGTTCCAACTCCTGTTGCTGAAGTATCTCCAATAGAAACTCGGAGAACATCAACAGATGCACCAACACCTGCGAATGGGTGGAAGTTAACAATGATGTTATCTGTTCCTGCAGAACCTTTAAATCCAATATGGGTAATACCATATTCATCATATGGAGATCCATTAGATGTTGGTTGCTCAATCTGGAATATTGTAGATGATGTTCTAGCAGCAACTGGAATCGTCAGAGAATACTCTCTTAGTGGAGCGGTAACATCAGTTGGTCCAATAATAGTACCTATGCCAATAAATGTGCTTCCTCCATCAATACTGTAGTTCAGGACTAGAGCCTCACTTCTACCAATCGCATCCATTGGCTCTTCGCCACCATTATTATCATCACCAGCAAGACCAGTTAAGACAAAAGTATCTACGGTTTGTACATCAAGTGATGTTGTAATCGCAACTCTCTTGTCTGTGCCAATTCCAGTATCTCCACCAACTTTGAGGTGTGTTCCAATCGCAAATCCACCATTATCACCAATACCTGTTCCATTGGGAGCAGTAGCAAATCCAACCAAAGATGTAAAGAGTGCCGTGCTAAGACCAACAAGATATGACTGAGTTGTTGCAGTACCACAAACAACACTATAAGTTCCAAGACCAACACTACTTGCTTCATCGCGAGAGTGTGAGGTTAACTGTGCATATTCAATAGCATCAATCTCTCCACAAGATCCGTTACCATCATGGATAATGGTAAACTCATCAAACTCATAGCGTTGATCATCGGTCTGAATATCAATCAGAAGTTTTGATGCTCTATATGTGTTCGCAATGGAAACAATAGGAGTTACAACACCAGTTGGAACAGTTTTATTTGTTGTTCTTATTTCAGCAACATTGCCCAGAGCTGTGTTACCGATTCCAGAGATTCCATCTTTCAGACCATATGCAGTAAAGGTTATATCAAAGTTGTTAAATCTATACTTTTCTGGGAAGAATAGAAGTCTTCCATTACCGTTAACAACATCAAAGTCGAAGTAACCCATGTCTTCGACAGTTTCAACCCTTCCATACTGGTTAAGATAACCAAACTGATCATCATGAAGAATAGAAACAAAGATGTTTTCTCTAGTTTCTGTAAATCTTCTATCACGAACAAAGAGAAGATACTTTCTAGCACGGAAACTTGTGAGTGGGAACTCATCAATAACTGAATATCTTGTAGGTCTTGGTCTGTCATTGAACTGATCACTGATATCATCAATCATCAAGACTCTATTACCAATAGATTCAAAATAATCTTGAAGATCTCTTGTTTTTAAGATAATCTCATCAGAACGAACTTCATCATTAATAAAGATATTATTTTCAGTTGCTAAATCATAATCATTTACACAGTTCAGATCAATTAACTGATCAATGTTAGCGATACCTAAGAAGTCTCCGTCATTTTGATCTGTTGCAATGCCAGTCGTGGCACCAGCAGATACCAGTTGGAGATCACTGAACTTCTTAAATCCTGCAGTGTGGTCTAGAGAACTTACTGCATTATCCCACTTCTCAAGATCAACTTCAGACTTAACAGAATACGAGAAGTACTGATAGTAATCATTATCATGCAGTCTTTGGAGATCAAAGTTAGTTCTTCCAGTATCCTTTAGGAAACCATTTTCTACGATACTGGTTCCTCCAGTTACATATGATGCCTTGTAAGTTTTATTGCTTTCAATCGTAGCAACAGAACCACTCGTTTCCCCTCTTACAACATCTCCAGTCTTAAATGTTGAATCTGAGGTTACTCTAACATTTAGATCATCTCCTCTAAAGTTCCAACTTTCAACTAAACCCTCTCTATTACCAGAAGTTACAGTTTCTCCTTGAATAAAAGTATTCTTCTTAAGAGTAACTGCAAAGATTGGGAAGTGCTTTTGTGGTATTACTCTACCAGCAGAGTTGTTGGGATCAAAAAATCCAGGAACTCTTCCGTCAGTTAAATCTCCATCAAGACTATACTTGATAGTTGGATTTGCGCCGCCAATATTAGGATCAGTCTCGGTAACAGTGAATAACTTATAGTTGTATTTTTCAGAGTTAAACCCTCTTCCAGTGCTTCCAACTCCAACACTGACGTTTTCTACAAAGATCTTATCGCCAACTTCAAATGGGAATGCTGTCGCAGTACTATAACCAACGGTCTTTAAAATAACCTCAACAGTTTTTTGTCCGCTATCATAAGTGATAGAACTAATACCAACGCCATTAGTGTTATTTGTTGGAATAATAACTGGGGTAGTGTTATAGATCTCTGTACTGTTTTTGTTAATCGTGACATTAATGTCACCTAACTTATATGAGAGATCAACATCAACTACTTTTCCTGTATTACCGTCAATAAAAATAAGATCTGGTGCAATACCGTATCCTACACCCACAGAACTGATACCAATCTTTTCGATTGATGTCAGCGGTTCAAGTTTTAATATTTGAGGAACACTAATAGAAGGTCTAAGAGTATTATCTGATGGATAATCAAATCCAATATCATTAATGCAATAATGTTCAATTTTACCAATACTAGAGGACTCTGCCTCTAAGATTGCATCTCTACCCCAAGTAGATCCAACACTTGTGATTGCAGGAAGCAACTCATAGTTTTTACCACCGCTACGAATATTAATCTCATTGATAGGACCAATAGCTCTTCTAGAGTTGGTACTATAAGACATTACAGCTTCTGAAGTGCTGTAAGAATCTTTCTCTGGTTTCAATAATACATTGTATTGAATAGTGTCTGTCGTAACTCCAGTGATTCGATGATTTCCACTATAACCACTAGAAGTAACGATTATTGCATTGTTATTTGGAATGTTTTCATCATCTACAAGAACCTCTCTAAAGGGTTCTGGAGTTTCTGTTACATCTACTGGCGTTAATCTGTAATATAAGTTTTTAGGTAGATAGTCCGAAACTAAAACAGACACTTTTGCGCCAGACGTTCCTATCTTACCAGAAGATCCAACTTCAAAAGTATCTTTCTGTGTAGATGAGAAGAACTTATTCTTAAAGTTAGAATCAGTATATAAGTTAAACTCAAACGCAGGATAATCAATAGACCCTCTCTTGTATGAAAGAGTTGGATCAGAGAGGTCAAAATCAACCGTTTGATTTTTTATTAACGCTATTGGTGGGTTAACTGGTGCAACGCTACCAAAAGTATTAGAGACAAGATCTACTACAGTTGGAGTTGGTTTGGTGGCATTATAATAAGAAGTTGCAAGTTGAATCCTATTATAATCAAGAACATTAACATAGAATATACTGTTGCTTG